GTTTGCGTCAATTCGCTCAGCAATTTTTTCTTCTGCCATCTCCATTGTAATATAGAGAACGTTCCGTCCTTGGAGCAGCACGGAGCTAGCAACGTGGCACATGAATAGAGACTTGCCGACACCTGTACCAGCGAGCGCGATGTTAAGAGTCTTAGGAGGTAAACCACCTTTGGTAATTTTATTGAAATATTCGAGATCAAATTCGATCTTTTCTTCCTTGCGGTGGTAATACTCATAGCGCTCTTCGTAGTTTTGTAGATAGTCGTGACCGATATTATTATCAAAAGACACAGCAAGTGCATCAGATAAAATGCTAGGAATCGCATCACGATTCTTTTTTTCATCATTACCATCAGCAATACCAATGGCTTCCATAAGTGCCAGATAGATGGCTCGGTCACGACACCATTTCTCTGTTGTATCAAGCAACCACTGAGGGTCAACTAAGTCATCATGCAAAGAACTAATAATATCACGTATTTCTTTTACTTCCGTTTCAGTAAAATCTGTACGATTATCTAATTCAATTGCCAGTGCTTCTTTTGTTATAGATGCATTATATTTAACAATAAAATGGACGATTTCTTGAAAAATTACTTTCTCAGAACGTTGCTCAAAATAATCTGGTTGAATAAAAGGAATTACCTTTCTAGAATAATTTTCACTATATAAAAGATTTCGTAAAATCGTAAGTTCAAGTCTTTCCATAACTAAATTCCTTTCTGGCAATTTCATCAAGTTTCTGCATTACTTCCTCGGTGAAGTATTCTTCTGGGTCTTTCAGAATTGCTTTGGCATAAACTTTCTTGCCATTCATTTCATAACGTCCAGCAACATTTTTCCAAAGTCCTCCGAGCTCACCCAATTCCAGAAGACCATAATATCGATCAAGGCCACGCTCATCATAAAACAAACGTATCTCAACATCCTTATTCTCCTTACTCAAACGCGACTTAGAAGTCTTTGCTTTGATAATGTTTCCAACGATTTCTGTTCCATCCTTTTCCTTTTTCTTGCTAAGATATATGATCGTAGAGGCAGCATACTTAAGACCACTACCACCACCCATCTCTTTAGTAGGAACATAAGAACCGATGACATCGTAGGTATGATTGGTTACAATCATTGGAATGTTTGCTTGACCAAGTTTCAAAGTTAACATTCTAAATGCACCTTTGATAAGTTGGGATTTAGTCATGTCCCTAACTTGTTTATCATTTAGAGCATCAGTGATTTCCTTTTCCGTTGATAACATTCCCAAAGAGTCTAGCACAAACATACAGGGTTTGCGTTCTTCTTCAGGTTTTTTCAGATATAAATCTACTGCCTTCAGTGCTTTGGTACGGAACTCCTCAACCGTAACAACATTCACGACTACTGTTCTATTTAGATCTATGCCACGATCTGCGAGTAGAGACTTATTAACAGCGGCTTCAGTGTCAAAATATAAACAATACCCATCAGGATTAGAATTAAGGAAATTTTTAACGACGGCGAGGCTGAAAAAAGTTTTACCAGTGCTAGATTCGCCAGCGATGGCAGTAATCTTATTCCCAGACACACCACCAAATAAACTGCCTGACACCAACCCATTAAAAATGTACGAACCCGTATCAACGAATGTTTCGGTTTCATCGATGTCTGCTGCGAGTTTTGTGTAGTCATCTCCGATCTCTTTTACTATATCTTTAAGAAAATCCATTAGGCAAAAAATAATTCAAGGTTTACAGTTTTTTCTACATTCCAACCGATGGCATCGAGTATTGCCTTAAAAGGCTCAAGAAAACTTTTCTCAAATTGTAATTCATAATCAATGTATCTGTCAAGACCAAGTTCTTTGGGAAAGTCTTGAATGAAAGAAATAATATTCTCCTGAATAATATTGGGTTTCTTCAGATAGATAAATTTAATCTTTTCACCATTACCAATAAGTGAATATTTATTCGTCAACTTCTTTTCCTTAACATAATGATTGAAAAGAAGTGCTCCACGGATATGAATAGGAGTTCCCTTTGAATAAATGTCAGAATGGGATTGATACTTCTTTACATCAGAAGCAGATCGTGGAAAGGCAATCTCTTCTGGTGGTAATTTTCTAAACTCCTTACGGCAATTGTCAATATACTCAATCACTTCATCTTCAGTCCCATTCATCATCAATTTTAGACCATCTTTAATCATCGTTCGGCATGGTGCCGGTGTCGATGACTTGACTGCCTCAATACCCATCATCTTCAGTTTAGGTTCTTCATAACGGACACCTTCACTATCCCAGACATTTAGGATGTAACGTTTCTTGGCAGTCCAAATCCCACGTTCGGCAATATTTTCACGTTTCATTTGCATTTTCTGCTCATATGCCTGAACGTAGTCCGCAAGTTTCTGATATGAACTTTCAATAAAAGGTTCCAATTTTTCTTGGCAGATCTTATCAAGTATCCCCACAATTGCTGTTTTGTCGCCAGACTTACTAGCAAAAAATTTATCAACAAGAGGTCCAAGATTAAGATAAATTGAATCAGTGTCTGATGCAACAACATAATCCTCCTCTTTTGTTTTTAACAGAGTATTTAGATACTCATTCATACGGTTTTCAATCCAACGAATCGAGACCTGACCCGAGAGAGTGATTGCTTCAGCATTTGCCAGTTTATAATACCTAAAATACTGATTACCAATCGCACCGTAAGCAGAGTTAAGTTGAATCTTTCTCGCCATTTGGATGTTGTTACAACGGGCGATTTCTTTTTCCAGTGCCTTCGATGGAGTTTTTTCATATTCTTGTTTTGCCTGTAGCATCTTCTTTTTGAAGACTTTCCTTTCATTATAAATCCTTTCCATCAATTCTGGAAGAAATCCTCTCACATCTTTACGATACATTGCACCATTAGCACATACCGCATAATCCTTATACATCTCAAATGTTATTTCCTCATTAAGGATTTTATCAACACTTGTCGATGGGTGTCTCTCATCCATAAGTGTTTCTGGTGAGATATTATATTGCATGATGAGATGAGGATACAGAGAGTTAAGGTCAAAAGACACCACCCAGTCATACTTTCCAGGAATCGGCTCCTTAACATATGCTCCTGCGTATTTTTCACTTTTGGAAGAATCCTCCTTTGGCGGAATAACAATATTACGTTTCTTCAGGTAGTTGTAGATAATGGCATCCCACATCCTTACCTGATAAAACACATCAACAAAGTTTACCTTTGCATCAAATGCCATCGTAATAGCAAGTTCGATGAGTTTCATCTTGTCTTCCATACGGTCAACAAGCTCTACGTCAATAATATTGTATTCTACAAACTTTTGCCACCCTTTGGTATAGAAATCTTTAAAAGTATCAAATTCACTGTGGTCCAGTTTCTTCTGCCCCAACTCCACACTGGCAATATAATCCAGACGATATGATTCCTGTGCTTTATAAGTAAACTTCTTATAGAGCATCAGATAATCAAGTTGGGTGATACCACCAACATCATAAGAAATCTGTTTACGACCCATCACAAAAGTTTCTTTTTCTGTCACCAGTCCCCATGGTGACATTCTCTTCATAAGTTTTTCACCAAGCACACGATCAATACGTCGCACCAAATACGGAATATCATAAAACTCACTATTCCATCCAGTCACGACTTCTGGGCAGTTTTCTTCCACCATCCACCAGTTGATGAAATCAGTTAACAATTCATATTCAGTTTGAAACCCTTTGTAAATAACATTCTTCTGCTTATTTACAAAGTTACCCTTACCCCATGTGCGAATCTGCTTGCTAGCATAATCCTGAACAGTGATGAGAAGAACTTCTTCCGCAGCCGATTCCACATCAGGAAATCCATTCTCTGATGCAGTCTCAATATCAATAGTCGAAATCTTAATCTTTTTTGTATCAAACTTAATTTCGTCTCCAGGATACCTGTCAGAAATATACTGATAGATGTATCGATCATTTCCGTAAATACTAAAATTCTCTACACCTTCATACTTTTTGATAAACTCACGACAATCCCTTACAGTGCCGGGTTGAATTTCTTCAACATACTCACCACTAAGAGTTTTATATTTTGTTTTGTTATTTGAAGGCACAAAAAGAGTCGGGTTAAACTTCTCCCGAGTCATGAAATGTTTACCATTTTCATGACCCCGAACCAAGAAGTGGTCCCCGACCATTTGAACATTAGTATAAAAACGCATTAGGAAGTCAACTCAAGATACTTGTCAATAATTTTACCGTTAGGTTCTATAAACGTTAATATATCATCAGACCTCATCATCATTTCACTTTGATTAGTGAAGTCACTCAACCATGAAGCCATTTCACCAGATTCTGACAGCACATATGGTTTGATTAGTTTACAATCAGGTGCCCCAATATCTGCCATTACCTCTTCAACTTCTGCAACTAATACTTTATCATTCTTCAATAGAAGACATTGAATGTTCTTTTCCATTTACTTTTTCCTCATACATTTCTCTAATACTATCTATCGGTTCAACAATAGTAACAATCCAATCTGGACGAACAGGAATTTTAATGTCTTTGGTTAGAATAATCCAGGGAAACATGCTAACTTCTAAATCTCTACTTTTTTCATCACTATCTTCTGTTAAAAATATTGATGATCTTTCCTGAACAATATGTGGATTTTCAAAAAGATATCCACAAACTTTCTCATCGGAAATCAATTCTTTCAGTTCTGAAATTACTGTCTCACCTGATTTCAAAATAGCAAGTTTTACTGACATTTTACGATATTACCTCCATATATTATAGCAATAAAAAAGAGGGGAGTCAACTGGATTGTGCCAGTCTCCCCTCTGTATGGCGACGACTATCTATTTAGAGATAGTCCTTACGGGCATGATGTTCTGGGACTATCTTCCCCAAGGTAATGGTGAGGAGCCCGTCCTCAAAGACGACTTCCTTAACTTCTGTGTCGTCGGATAGAGTCCATGCTCGTTTAAAACTTCTGCTAGCCACTCCCTTGTGGATAAATGTCCTGTCCGATTCAGTATCTTCTTTTTGTCCTTCGACAAAAAGTTTTCCATACTCTGTGAACGCATACACTTCTCCCTTCTTAAATCCTGCGAGTGCTATTTCTAGTTTTGATTCAACATTATTTATTTGTATCAGGTTATACGGTGGATAATTCTTTGATGTTTCATGTAAATTAAATAGACGATCAAAGTATTCATCCATTCCAATAGAATTGCGTGTAATCTTCTCCATCAATTCAGGAAGATCCGCAGCACTATACCTTGTGAGGTTGTTCATTATGGTAGCTCCTTAAATAAGCGAGTTTGTGTTTTGTGGACCCCGAAGGCATCCATAAGTATATATTAACACAAGACATAAAAAACGGGATAGTGAACCCCGTATCTTTTTATTCGGTTTCTTCTGTACGCTTCTTCTTAGACCCAATATTATATTTGGTCTCCAGAATCCATTCTCCCTTATCTTTGTAAGAAAGAACCTTAATTTGATTCAGTGGAGCAATATCCTGAATCAAATCAGCATTTACAATTTCGATAAGTCCCCAGTCGGCAAGTAACTGTACGATACGATTGCGTCTCTGAATATCGTTTAAAGTTAGATTGGCGTGCTTACCATCCAATGCAAATAGTTCCTTGAAATGCACCAGATAATAACGACCTTGCTTATGAAGAATATGGCAAGACTGATAAATCTTTTTTTCTTTTCGTGATGCCACACCAATGCGTGTTAGTGTCTCACGAACCTTAAGGAAGTCATCTGGTTCTCCCAAAATCACTTCTACCATCTGGTCAGGTGACCACCTAACTTCAGGTTCTCTAACAACACTCATGCTTTTCCTCCAGTATCAAATTTCGATTTAATGAACTTCAGTTGTTCCTTTGTTAATATCTTCAAAGCTTGCTTTGCCTTCTCATTACTATAACCATAATAACGTTTGACATAATCAAGGTCTTTGATTTTATCTTGTCGGAGCCAGGGAGAGAATCTCTTCTTTTTCCTCACAATATTTATAAAGAAATCATATTGGAGTTTCTTTGCTAAGAAGTTATACTTATTCATCTCATTAGCAAACATGAGTGTATCAATATGCCCAGAAAAACACCGGTTGATAATGTATGGAGGATATTCCTTCTCAATCGAAGGGTCTTCATCAATCAGATGTTTCTTTGTCTGATT